GTTCTTCTTCATCAACAATCTTTGTTTGAGAAGCTTTAGCTTTATATAAAAACCATTTAGGATCTGCTTGAGCTTTATTATAATAATCATAGAATATATTATTCATTCCTTTAGGCGTACCTATTAGAAACATTTTACCTCTTCTATCTGATAAAGCTGGTGTTATAACTTCATCAATCAATCCTTGCGAAACCTGAGCTAGCTCGTCAATCGCAACCATATCTAAATAAATTCCTCTTATGCTGTCAAAATTTTCTGAAGATAATAAGGTTATCCTAGAGCCATTAACTAAATCACATCTTAACTCACTTTCATTCCATTTCGTGCCAGGAATATTTTTAGTATAAAATTTTAAGTAATCCCAAGCGATGCTTTTTGCCTGTTTATAAGTTGGAGCAATGTAAGCTAGTCTTGGAGCATGATTTTTATTTGTTAAGGCTGCACGAATTAAATGGTTCAAAACCATAACGGTCTTGCCAAATCTTCTATGACAGCAAAGTACAGCGTATCTATGCTTATCTAATTCTTGATGTATATAAGCCTGGTGCTTTCTTGGCGTGTACGGAATTTGGATTTTCATTAAATAATAATTGCACCTAATATAAATCCGATTGCGAAAGTGATTAGCAAAGGATGATCAATGCAAAGTATTTCTATTTTGTATCTAAGCTCGTTAATAAAGTTCATCATATTAGTGTACCGTTGGCACATCTTCGCCAAAGTTAGATCTCATGTGTATCTTTTGAAAGACAAACTCACAGAACTCGTAAACATCCTCTTCGCTTTCGAAGCCTGAGAAATTAATAATCAAATCATTGTCATACGCCTTAAAACTGATGGCGGTAACATTCTTATATTTGTCTTTAATAAATTTGTTCATAGGTTTGTCTGTTCGTCTGTTTGTTTAAATTACCGATGATTTATGTATTGGACCTGGCGGCTACTTTTTGGTGTATGGTCCTTCTAAAAAAACGTCAAAACTTCCTGTAAAAGTAAAGCAATCGTTATCTAATCGACAATACATACCAGGAAATACAATGCTTATTTAAAAACAAGTAACATACTAGGTAACATTCTATGTTTCGAACCTCATGATGTGTGCGAAACTTCGTTTGTTGCCTCTATGCTACCGACCTCTCACTCCTCTTCAGTAACATTCCTAATCTCGTTCTCGTAAGTCTTATCATCAGAAACATTCCAAGTGATCTCAACCTTCTGGTCCACTTCAACTTGTTGCTTGTCTCCATAAATTGCAATCAGCTTTGATGCCATCCATCTGTAATGATGCAGCTTCTCACGCAACAAGCCAACATCCTTATTTGATGCTGTCTCTAACTCTTCAATCATCTTATCAAGATACGTTTGAGCTGCTACACGTCTAGCCTGTAATATCTTCGCAGCAAACTTCTTATCACTTCTAATCCAGTCATAAACTTTAGATAAGCTTGGACTACCTTTGGTTTGGCAAATAGAAGTTAATGGAGTTCCATTCATTAACATTCGTTCGATGTCATCGCTTACTTGTGATGTAAGCTCTAATTTCTTCGTCATTCAGTTTTTTAAATTGTGGTAAATTCTTATAAGCTTTAATCTTGCCTTCCATAGTTGTCTGACCGTTAGACCAGCCTCCATGTATTCTGCATCTGATATTTCCGTTGTTCATTCTAATACCAGAGGCTTTGCAAGGTAGTTTGTTTTGTTTATTTATAGTTTGACATTGCAGTCTGTATTTGTGTCTCGCTGCCATAATCGGTTTTGGAATATATAAATAATTATTTTCTAAATCTTAAATCCGTACAGGAACGGTTTTAGTCTCGTACTAAAAGCTAATTATACTAATGAAAGATAGATTTGCAATACTAGGATAATAACTTTGTTTTGTATGTTTATTATTTTTATAAAAAGATTTGAAGATTAACTCAATAAATATAAAATTCTGTTAAGATTGCAATACTTTTTATTATTATTTTTTATTTTATCACACAACTTACTTAGGACATTTGTATATCTATTTTTAACTTGATGCCTGGTAAAACCAAAGTGTTTACCAATCTCAGTCCATTTAAAACGATTAGCTTTCATCCAGATTATTTGGCGATCCAGTATAGGATCTTTTGATATGTCATGCTCAACAGCAGTTAAACAATCTATAGCAAACTCCCACCTGGTAATCTGTCTTGGTGTTGCTCTAAGCTTTAGTAATTTCTTTTCATAATAAGCCCAGTCGCCTTGCATATAAGTAGTCTCAAGCAAATTATACATACTAGCAGCTCTAGGAGGCTTAGGACCGCTTAAAAACCTCTCTGTCCTTGCTGCCTCATCAATTAAATTAATAACATTGCTAAGAGCATATACGGAGCTTTTAAGTTGTAGTTCAGCTGTCATACTCTCCGTTTTGATAAGTATAAATGTTTTGCTTAACCTTATTGAAACCTCTATTTGAAAAATTCTTTTGAAATTTTATGTTTTGCAGAAAATGCTTGTATCTTGGCATATCAAAGTAGGTAAAATTCTTATGTGTAATCAACGGTTTGTAGTCAATATTCATTAAAGATAATCTTTGCAGAGCATCCTTAATCTTAGGTAATGGAGTTATAAAATGATCTGCACAATCAACCATTCTTACATACGGAGTTAATCTTTTAAGATCATAATTTTTACAAAGATAAGAATATAATTTAAAATCAAACGGAGACATTTCCAGGTCAAATATTGCTGGATCACTAATATAGAATTGACGCATAAGCTTTCCTCCTATTTGCTCTTGGATCTTCTTTAAGTTTTTTGATAAATAATTCTTTCTTAGTGCAATGTGGATAATGCTCCACTTGCTTAAATTCTAAATACTCTAGCCAGTCGTCAGGATCTATTAATCTAGGCTCTGAGTTGTAACCACCTGGATAATCTGGAGCTATTTTCTTAACATGAAAGTTAATCATCATGTCGCCTACCATTTTATACCAAAGCACAAATGCTGGTATTCCAGCCATTTCAGCTAAATTTTTAGTAACTTTATGAGGTTTTTTAAATCCTTGACCATTATTAAATACAGTCTCAACTAGAAAAAGCGGTTTTAAACAAGCATTACAAGCTGATACTTGGTCAATATCCGAAAAATGTAGTGAATTATGCTGTTGTCTATGCCAATTTGAATAGCCGCTAAATTTAACGCCTTTAAAATAGACTTGTTTTACCATGTTTTTAGCCATTAATTCACTAGGATAGATTGTCAAATATTATTTTCTCATATCGGAGAATTTTCTTGTATTAATTATATTAATGTATAAATAAGTCCTATGAATTTATATATAAACCAGTCGTTTCATTTCATCGAAAAGATTTCGTCTAACACAAAAACCTATTTTGGTTACAATGTATCTTGAAAGGTAAGTTATGATTAAATCAAAAAAAGAAATTTTCCAAAAAAGAGCCGCAAACATAATTAAAAATTCTAAAAAAAATTTTGAGGAAATAAATTGTATATTAAGTTTAGAAAATGCTTTTAGTTTATCAACTTCATTTGCAAGAGAACAATTAACTTTTATTAATTCTTTTAAAAAATTTCCATTAATGGAGTATTTCGTGCAAGATCCTTTTAGATGGAATATTTTAAATTACATAATTTATTTTTCAGCAAAAAAACAACCTATCTATTTAGAAAAATTAAAAAAATATATTAAAAAATCTGATCGTCATGTTGAAAACATACTTAAAGATTGTTTAGCAAATAAATCTTTTATTGTTTTAGGTCCGCAAGACAAAGTTTTAAAAAATAAAAAGATTATTAACATAAGACCATCAGAACAATTAATAAAAGAATTTTATGGTCATAATATTTTAAAATATAAAAAATATATAAAAATAATTAAAAGATTTGGTTTTAAATGAGGAAACAAGCATCAGTTTTTTTTACAACAAGGCATGAAGGTATAGATCCTTTTGATAACTATGAAGATTATTACAATGCGGATTTAGACACTTATCAAAAACAATTTACAGTTAAAAGAAGGCTTCCTACTAAAATAAATATAATACCAGAAGCAGAAGTTGAGATAAAATATTTAGGTTTAGGCAAAAAGATAATTAAAGGTGTTGAAAGTAAAGTTTATAAAGAAGCTTCAAGATATTTAAAAAATAGTGAACGTAATGAATTAAATAGACAATGGAAAGCAGCTAACAAAAACAAGAATGATACTGCTTATATTTTAAATGATTTATTTTTAACTAAAGGTCTTAATGTTAAAGACATTGTAACAGACAAAGGTATATCAACTTTATATAAAATTTTAAAAGGCGATCTTGAGCTTACAAAAAAGAAAGCTATTGAGTACGCAGAAAAAATTAATGTAGATCCAGCATCACTAATGTTTGATGCACCACAAATGACTTGCTGGTCTAATGTTAATTTAAAAAACGGTAAAGTATTTATTCCTGATTATTTTGAAACACATGAAGCACCAAGAGATTTATATTCTGAAGATTTAAAAGCTATCAAAGTTGTTGGTCCTGATACTTCTCCTTTTAATAACTGGATTGCTTATTACGATCACAAAAATACTATTGATGCTGATGCTCATAATAAATTTTGTTATGTCAGAGAAAGAATACTTGGTGGACCACAACAAGACGATTATTTAATTGACGAGTACAGATATTATTTAGGTATCTATCAAATATATGGAACTAAAAGAAGAATTGTAAATATAGATCCAACAGCAGATATAAAAATAATTAATGCAGATGTAAAACCAGATGCGGTTTCAATTATAAAAGCCTTTAAACCAGAGAATATAACAGCTGAAGTTATACCAATAGTTGAGGCTAAAAAACGTGCTTAAAAAGTACCTACCACACCAACTAATACAATTTTTAACACCTAAAGCAGTTTACAAAGAATTTGGAATACCAACAGAAACACTTTCACATCTTAGAGAGTGCAGCAAAGATTATGGAGTATTGCGTGGACCAAGATTTTTAAAAGACGGTAACATTATTTTATACCGTAGAGATGCAGTAATTAAATATATAGAACAAAACCTATTTCCAGAGGAAACTCAGGAAACTCAGGAAACAAAGAAACCAAGTCAATTACACAAAGCATAAGACTTAAAGCAAAGTCAGCAACCTCGCATACAATAAGTTATTTCATAGGAATATACCCAACCTATGATATTAAAAAATAAAATTACAGATCCTTTACAAGATCTAAAACTAGACAGCTTCACAAAGTTAAATAAACTTTTAAAAATTAATCATCACTCTCCAAGTGCTGCACAGTTGCCATTAGGCTTTTACGTTTTTTCCAGATTGTTTTGTACGCAAGAAGAAAGACGTATGTTTGATGGCAACGCTAACATGGCTGCTGGTGTTGCTGTAGGAGATGCTGTCCAATGGCATTACGCAGATACGATCTGGTCTTTTAATCCTAATCAAAAAAAATTAGCACCACACAAACATAAAAAATTATCTAAAGAAGAAGCTATTGCAAAAGCAGTAGAGAAGTTTTCTAGTTATGTACCAGTCAATCCTAAAGACCAAGATAAAAAAGATAGATATTTAGAAACAATACCACAAACAATACAACAAGCTTTTATAGTATTCGATCAACTCGGTGCAAGTAATGCAACAGATGTAGTTGCAGAAGATAGTATCAACTATGTTGACGAAAGACTTTCACTTCCTATCGTTGGAAGAACCGATCTTCATTTCAAGGATTTTAAATCAGTCGAGCAATCTTCTGATGCACCATCGCCTATTCATGGTAACGATGCTCTGTTCCTTTCGGTCCTTGAATTGAAAACTACCTGGCAAACACCAGGTAAGATTAAAAAAGACGGTAGCCGCAGTTTCTCTCTGGCTCGGCTGCCATCTTCTCCAAGCAGAAACCATTTAAAACAATTAGGTTTTTATGCTGAGGTCAAAAAACCATGCAATCCTAAATTAGTTTATGTAACAGCAGACGGTTTTCAAGTTTTTACAAAAGAAAATTGTGCAGATCTTGAGCCTAAAAATTTACATAACTATTACGAAGCTCTTGTTAAAGATTGTATGCGAATTGAAAGATTACTTGCAAGACATATAGATTTAGACGAACCAGATATGATTTTAGCAGAGATAGCTAGAGATGTAGATCCAGACTTTGAGAGTTTCTACTGGAACATCGGACATGAATACTTAAACAAAGCAAAAAAAATATGGAGTTCAATATGAATGAAGATAAACTAATACAAGCTATTAATGATTTTAAGAAAAATCTTAAAGACACAACAACACCTATTCATGGTAAAGATTATGCAACAGTTGCACCAAGAGTAGCAATACTTAGAAGAAATATAGGCTCAGATCTTGATATTAAGACTGAATTACTGCACCATGACGACAAAAGAGTAATCGTTAAAGCAGATATATATATCAATAGTAATCATGTTGCATCAGGATTAGCAGAAGAATTTAGAGCTGCATCAAGAATAAATAATACATCAGCTTTGGAGAACTGCGAAACATCAGCAATCGGTAGAGCTGCTGCATTCCTAGCTATTACAAATGATAACATTGCATCAGCAGAAGAAGTTGATCAAGCAATCAATGTGCAAAACAAAATTGTTGAAAGTGAGAAAAAACTCTCATCAGCATTAGTCGATCTTGGTAAAGTTTCCCACATCGGCTCTTATAACTCTTGGATCTCAAATAATAAAAACATAATGCAAGACTTAAAAGATTTAAGTCCAAAGTATTATGCAAAATTTTTATTAGATTTTAACAAGATAAAACATCAACTTGAAACTAATGGAATAATTAAAAATGGCTGAAGAACAAAAAGAACGTAAATCACTTGGAGTAGTATTTCCAAATGAGAATAAAGAAAATCCTAAAAGCTATGATCTTAAAGGTACTATTACATTACCTGATGGTCAAAAATTTAGAATTGGCGGTTACAAAGCAGAGGCTTCTGGAACTGGTAAACTTCCAAAAGGCGCTCCTTATTATTGGATGCACAGAGTAGAACCTCTTGAAGAAAATAATGCTGGTACTGCTTTCGATCCAGCAAGTCTGGAGAGTTAAGCAATGGATACGGATAAATTTAAAAGCATAGCTTTGAATATGGACACTTATAAAAAGCTTCGTGAAATGTCTGATAAGAAATTTGAGATGCCACAAAGTATGGCAAAGACAGCATCATTTTTTATTGATCAGGCTTACATAGATTTTAACAAAGATAAAAATGCTAAACGAAAAGCTTAAACAAATCCGACAAACTAAAGAGCTAGAGTATGGCTCATTCGAAAACAATATGACAAATATTGGTAGAATGTGGTCATCTCTACTCGGTTTGAAAAAAGACATACCTGGTCATCTAGTAGCTAATATGTATGTAGCAGCTAAATTAATTAGGACCAGACAATCTTTTAAACAAGACAATTACGATGATGCAACAAACT